AGATTGAAATACGTGGGTATGGTAGCAAGGGGGCGTATCGATTGACGGAGTATAGGAGCGAGAATGCGTTCGCCGCTGTGAATAAACAGCAGCGCAGAGCGCTGCTGTTGCTTGCACTGCGTCAATGCGAAATGTGGCGTCGGCAGGTGTTGCCGGAAGATGATGTGTTTGTGACTGAAGGAGGGAGGAGGAAATGAAACCTAGAACATACTCTGGTAGACAAAAATTGTGTATCGAGTGTGGTAGCCAATTTTTTGTCAATGCAAGTGTTCACAAGTTTTGCTCAATGCCATGCCACGATATCTATAACAAACGAAAAGCTAGGCAGGCGCCACGATTACCAAGACCGTTACGAGTAGCTAGATGTTTGACGTGCGATAAACCATTTACTGCGTTAACGAGACGAAAGGTGTATTGCAGTAAGACATGTCGATACGGTGATAAAGTAGAGTATCATTTGAATCGTTGCGCTATGAGAAAACTAGCTCTTGATCTGTTAGGTAGACCGAACGCAACAGGATTGTATGACAGTCAAATGAAAGATCGAGCTAGAATAAAAGCTGTACGTGAAATCTTGAAAGGGCAACTGATATGACTATGATCGATGAAAATAACATGACATATGTGGGACCATATATGGCAAAGACGCATGAGGAGAATATAGATAACATAGTGATCGAACTCATTGATGCCTACGGTAAAGACATCAAGGTGTTGAAAGCTGAATACATTTCAAGGTCAGAATCTGATCCTGATCTGGCTAGATTGAATGCAGAAGCTAATTTCCTGTACGCTTATAAACGAATTATGCGTCGAGGATTTGAGGCTAGAACCAAGCCAGAACGTAAAGAAAAACGAGTGGCGGCTATCAATGAGATTAGCCGCACGATGAAAAGAAAAATGCAGGAGGTGTGCATCATGGACCTGATCCTTCCTTCCGGTAAGACTGTCCGCGATAGCACGTTCGCTGAATGTAAAAAAGCTGGTGGGTTTTTAGGCTTCTTAGCCACTAAGGGAAAGCCTAGCCAGATTGTCGGCAAAGTGTTTAATGATGAACAGGTCCAGAAGTTCTGGAAGGGAGTGCGGAAATGAATAGGATTGAACGAGCTGTGTTCGATACGTTGATACTGATTGGAGTGGTAGTGTTGCTTTCACTGTGCTTTCAGGCATATTCACATGAACGAGAGAACGTTCATGTAAAAGGCAACAAGCAACAGTTAACCTTCGAAGCACGCTGGTGGGAGTGGGAATAATGCAAATGACGGCTGCAACTGCAATGGTGCTAGTTGCTGTAGTAATAGGACTGATCCTTACTGTGACACTTTGGGAGATTTTGCAATGGCTGATTTACCGATGATGCCTGCTGGTACGGAAGATACGTGCGATAAGTTTGGGGTGCAGTATGCTAAGCTGAGTGAACTGGCTGTTGGTAGTATAATAAAAAGAGCGGAAGGCGGTGAACTCATCGTATACCGCAATAAGCATGGTGAGTTATGTATAGGTAAAAACCAGTTTGAAATTCAACTGTCTGCAATGGTAAAGATTGGTGGTGACTATCTAAAAGATTGGTATCTGGTGCGGCACGCTATACCAGCAGAAAGGCGACTGATACTGGCAGATTACCTGGAGAAAAGTGTGTCTGATAAAATGTTTGACATGCACACTTATTTCAGTACAACTCCTGCAGAGTTAAGAAAACATGTGTGCGGAACAGTCGGCTGTGTTGCTGGCTGGGCTGTAGCTTTATTTACTGAACGTGAAGAAGGACTAGATTGTGAGACAGATGGAGCTGAAATAGCTGCTATGGCTGCAGAATTATTGGAATTAAGTATGGACGAAGAGTACCAATTATTCTATGATTTCAGCCTCATACGTATTGAAGCTGTAGAATATCTACGAAGTCTGCAGGAGTGACTGACGTACTTTTATCCAGTCCCAGTGTGTGGGACCACCGCACGTATGTAACAGCGCGTTGGATGCTGCTGCGGTCAAGCCTCCTACCTTCAAGTCGCGAATATACTCGCCACTGAAAATCCAGAGGTCGTCACAACGGGGGCGGCGCCTGTTGCCTTCGCAAGTTTGCCTGACGGCAACGAACACGTTGCCGCCAGTGCGTATGCGTCTTTCGATCCAGCCGACCTGAGCTGGTTTAACATGGACGGACCAAGCTTTGGTCTGTTTAAACTCAACCCAACCTTCGCAACCTGCCAGACAGTAATTACTGTCTGGCACACCTCCACCAGTTATAGCTGTCTCAACAGACTGCCAGTGGAACATGGGCAGGTATTCACGGAAGAGTGGGCGTAGGTTGCCGTCACCACTCATTTTCTTGTCCTCATGTACCTGCGGACTTCATCAGTCCAGAATTCTTTTTCACAACCATTACAACGACGATGTCGAAGCACGGAGCCCCATTTAGTGGGACGCCGTGTTTCGAGAACGCTTGTGATACTACCACACGTGCGGCAGAGCATCGCTGCTCCGCCGCGTGTGCGTTTTCGTTTACGTTTTTTCATCTATTTTTATCCAACCACGTTGCACAGCTATGCGGATGTCGCGACGTGTGACTCCGCGGGATGATACTTGTTCAAGAGTCATGCCGGGTTTCACCAATCCAAGTCGTCGGTACAAATCAGTGCTAGTGAGTGTGCGTCCACCGTCTGGTTGTTTGAATATTGGAGCGATGTGTAGGATACGACGTTGTGTAGTTGTCCTGGTTGTCCTGTGCGCTGGCACAGGCAACCGCGCTCGCGCGCTATAGGATTTCATCACGTTAATCGGCTTGCCGATTAGTGCGCTCACTGCTTTGCGGCTTTCTTCCGTATCCAATAGCAAAAGAGTTCGCACCAGGTTTATGTGCATCACCAGGTTAGCGGAAAGTATGGAGTACAAGGACTGCCGGGGGCAGTCCTTTATGGACATTGTACGGAGCAAGGTTGCTCGCGTTTTGGAGTCGATATTGTCTACCGTGCTTCGGTGTTTTCGTATCACAGTGGTCCCCCAGTGGTCAGCATTTTAGGGTAGTTTGGCACTACAGGTAGTGGTTAAGCGTACAGGTGTAATTGGTGTTTGGTGCTAAGGCAAGTGTTTGTTTAGTTGTGTGAGGTTTGTTTGCTTGTGTAGGTAGTGAGGCTTTAGGTGCTAGGCAGGTGCTAGGATGATGCTAGGAATGCTAGTTAGTAAACCTATGGTACGTGTTTTTTGAAATGCTATTTTTCGGACAATGTGGCTTTTTTGTAAATCATTGGGTTTTTTGCCTTTTCCTAGCACCTCCTAGCATCATCCTAGCATCATAATCCGGGGGAATGTTGTGTAATTACAAGCACTTTAGCATGTATAGCGCAATTAACTAATAGATACGCGCGAGCGCGATCACACGTATGTGTGCGTGTAGGTGCTAGGGCTGCTAGGAATGCTAAGTACGTTTTTTGTGTTTTGGGGCTTTACAAAGCAGCGCTTTGCAGCGTACACGGGCAAGGCTGTGGTTTTTAATTGGGGTATGAAATTGCCAAAGCGTTCTCGACATTACTGGTCACTTGCCGCAACGCATCGCGGTCAGGAGGAACGTGCAGCTTCAAATATTGAACGACAGGATTTTGAATATTGGTTGCCGAGAGTTGCGAAGTTGTTGGAAAACGGAAAACAACAAAGATCGATAATGTTTCCTGGTTGGATTTTTTACAAAGTCCGTGATGGTTGGAAGAATCTTGCTGCGACACGAGGTGTTCGCAGATTGATTTTATGTGAGAATACTCCTTCACGTGTTCGTGAAACGGATTTGCAGTATCTTCGCAGCTTGGAGCGCGAGGATGGGTTGGTTCATCTCACCCCCCGGTTATCGTTAGGAGTTGAAGTCTGCGTGGACAGTGGTCCATTCGCAGGTGTTTGTGGAACTGTGAAATCGATAGTTAATTGTGAGGATGCGGTTCAGCGAATTCGTGTCCTGATGTCCATGATGGGTAAGACTGTGACTAAAGAGTTTGATGAGCGTCAGTTGGTGTTGCGCTAAGTTTAGTTTTAGCTGAAGGCGTAATACGTGAGCATTTCGTGCTCTAGTGCGGTAGCTATGTTTTAAAAGGATAAACGGACTAAGACCGTTTCACATGACAGGAAGAGATAAACGAGGGTATTTTGCACCAGGAAATAAAGTTTCAGTAGGAAACCCTGGTCCTCATCAGGGAAAGACAAAGTTTCTAACTCAAGCACTGATTAGTCAACTAAACGAATATTCCAAGTCTCGTATCATTACGGAAGTTAAATTAGTAAAAGGAATTCCAACTAAGACGTATCGCTATGATACGGAAACGATGACTAAAGTTCATTTAGTTATTGAGCGTTTGATAGCTAACGCAATTGACGATGGTGACATGGCTGCAATCAAAGAAATCTTCGATCGTGTTGAAGGCAAGGTCGTGCAAGCAGTTGAAGGAACAGGCGATCAGAACGTAATTAATATCAGGTTGATTCCTGGTGATGATAAGATATGATAACTGATGTTAGCGAAAGTAGACGATTGGCGAGGACTGACAGCGAGACAGTCAGCAGCTTACAACTTGATTACTGGACCCCATACTCATTCGTGTTTAGTTGGTGGTTCACGCAGTGGCAAAACTTTCTTAATTGTTCGTTCTGTTATTATGCGTGCGATCAAGGCAGCAAACTCCCGGCACTTGATGGTGCGCTTTCGAGCAAACGCATTGCGAGCGAGTGTATGGCTCGACACATATCCAAAAGTGATGCGTCTCTGCTTTCCAGAACTAAGAGCGATAGCACGAAGGCAGGATGGCTTTGAAGAATTTCCAAACGGTAGTCAAATATGGTTTGGTGGTCTTGATGAAAAAGATCGCGTTGAGAAAATTCTTGGGCAAGAGTACGCAACGATCTATGCTGGTGAATGCAGTCAGATTCCTTATTCTTCAATCCTTGTACTTCGAACGCGACTTGCGCAACCGGGAACAGGTTTGAAATTGCGTGGTCTGTACGATCTCAATCCAACAAGTACTTCGCACTGGACGAATATTGAATTTGGCGATAAACGTGACCCGATTTCTTTGTTGCCATTACGTAGTCCTGATAATTATCAACGGATGTTTATAAATCCGTACGATAACGCAGAAAATCTCGATCCTGATTATCTTAGCAGTCTTGATGATCTACCTGAATCTCACCGTGTCCGGTTCCGCGATGGTGTCTATACTGTTGAAATAGATGGTGCGTTGTGGACTAGCGATATGTTGGAACTTTGTCGCGATGAACCAATTGTTCCTGATTCATCTGGCAGGAAGCTAGGGCAATTCCAACGTATCGCCATTGGTGTTGATCCAAGTGGTGCACAGTCTAATCTCGATATCAAGAGCGATGAAATCGGGATTGTAGTTGTTGGACGCAAGCACGATAGGACTGGTGTCGTACTTGAGGACGCTACATTGCGTGGGGGTCCCAAGGAATGGGGACAACGTGTAGCAGCCATGTATCGTAAGTGGAAGGCTGATGTGATTGCAGCAGAACGAAACTATGGTGGTGCGATGGTTGAAAGCACTATCAAGGTTGCTGATCCCAGCTGTAAGGTGATTCTGGTTAATGCTTCTAGAGGTAAGGTTGTTCGTGCTGAGCCTATCGCAGCATTATACGAAACTAAACGTATGACACACGCAGGCAGGTTGCCTGAGCTTGAAAATCAAATGACCAAGTTTAGTAAGTATGGATACAAGGGTGATCGTTCACCTGATCGTGCTGATGCTATGGTTTGGGCAGCTACTGAGTTGTTCATAGATAATACGTCAACGTATACGTTGGCGCATGTTCACTGATAATGAAAGAAAACGAATCGCAATGGAAATAGCACTATTCGCTATGTCACAACGCGATAATGTCAACATGTACTCTGCAGTGTACGATAAAGTTCTTCAGTTGTTTAGTGCTTCTATAGACAAGGAAAAGAACAGGTGATATCTGACCACATGCTACAGACAGCAATTGAGCATCCTACTGCTGTGCTGGTTGTGTGGGTAACATTACTGACATGTAGTTTTGTTATGGTAGGTTATGTTGGGTTTCGCTTAGGTCGTAAATAAGGGAAGCACACATATGTCGTTGTTTCAGAAGTTTATCGCAACAGTCTATTTGTTAGTCAGTGCAGGTAGATGGAGCGATCTGCAAGAGTACTTCGCGCTAATTCGGGAAGTACTGAATACACCAGTAGCTGAAATCACTGTAGGTAAACCACAAGATAAGGAGATCTAATCATGGTTGATATCACTACCGAACAACATGTGTCGTTTGTATTTCAGGTTAAGGATGGTCGCGGTAGGCCAAAGCCTGTGGAGGGTACTCCTACCGCAGTATCAAGTGATGAAACGGTTGCGACAGTTACGCTTACGGCAGGTGACGGCACCGCATGGAATGGGGACGTTACTTCAGTTGCTCCAGGAAGTGCGCGTATCGCAGTTAATGCCGATGCAGACCTAGGTGAAGGTGTGCAGGACGTGATTGGTACGATGGATGTCGTTGTTACGCTCGACGATCGTACTGGTGCACGTATGGTTGAATTGACTGCTGGCACGCCAGAAGACAAGCCGGTCTAATACGTAAGTGGTTTTACCCCTACAAAAAGTCTCTGCGAAAGTGGCGTCAAAGAGCGAGAAGAACGTAATGAGTAACTTTACGTTCGACTCGCTCTTTAATTTTGTTGCCGGTTTAGGTACAGCTAAAGATAAGAGCACTTCTTCTCGTTACGTTATCAATCAGTTGTCAGTTGAACAACTATCGACAGCATACCGTAGCGATTGGGTTGCACGTAAAGTAGTCACTGCTCCTGCACAGGATGCGACACGCGAGTGGCGCGCATGGCAAGCTGATGAAGATCAGATCACTCTGATTGAAAAGCTAGAACGTGATCTTGACATTCAACGCAAGTTGTTTCGTGCATTAGTCAAAGCACGATTGTATGGTGGTGCTGCACTCATCATGGGTATCGATGGTGCAGGTGAACCAGATGAAGAATTGAAGTTAGAGCGTGTCAAAGAAGGTTCACTAAAATATGTACACGTATTGACACGTCACGAAATCGCAATCGGTTCGATGATAACCGATGTGATGAGCGACTTGTATGGTGAACCTGAGTATTACACAGTCTCATCACTTTCTTTGCCTGCACTCAAGATTCACCCGTCACGTGTCATACGTCTGTTGGGTGCTGAAATTCCAATGTTATCTGAAAGTGATGGATGGAGTGATAGTTGCCTACAAGCTGTAGATGATGCAATCAAGAACGTTGGACTTTGCAGTGGTGGTATCGCTGCGATGGTGTGGGAAGCCAAGGTTGATATTATCAAGATTCCAAATCTCATGGAATCTATGGCAACAGCAGAATACCAGCGTACACTGATTGAACGTTTCACACTCGCCAATACTGCTAAGTCTATGGTAAATGCACTGCTCCTTGATAAGGAAGAAGAGTGGACTAGGATGCAGCAGAGTTTCAGTGGGATGCCTGAAATTCTGCAAGAGTATTTGCATATCGCTAGTGGTGCTGCAGATATACCTGCTACTCGTTTGCTTGGACAATCACCAAAAGGTTTAAATGCGACAGGTCAAAGCGATACACGTAATTACTACGACATGGTGCGTTCAACTCAAAAGACAGAATTGACACCAACGTTGTCACGTCTTGATGAAGTGCTGATTCGATCTGCATTGGGTGACAGGCCAAAAGAAATCCATTACGAGTGGCGTCCACTCTGGCAGATGAATGAAACTGAAAAAGCAGCACTTGCTTATCAAAAGGCGCAAGCGCATAAGATCGATGTTGATAATGGATTGATCCTCGAGGATGCACTGGCACAAGGTCGCATCAATCAACTTATAGAAGATGGCTTCTATCCTGGTTTCGAACAAGCGATTAAAGATGCTAAGGAAGCTGCGGCAGCGGACCTTGATGAAACTGATCCACAAATCATAGCACAGAATAAAGCACTTCGTGGTGTGGAGGTTGCTAATCCAGCACTAACACCACCTCCAGTTCCAGGTGCAAAGCCTGGATCGCAGCCGGAGGGCACCTCCCATAGCCCAATCCCCAGCTCTCCGGCTGCAACCGATTCTGATTATGAAGAGTGGACAACATGGACTAATGGTGGTCCCGGTAGTGGTCCTCTTCTTGCAGACTATAATCCTGATCAACCTCGAGATCCTTCTGGTAAATTTGCCGAGGGCGGCGGTACTGTAGGAAAAGAATTTAAGAATGAACATGGTCGCGTTATCTCTGAGAAAGAATACCATACGCATGGTGCACAGAAAGCAGTAAGCACAAAAGAGTTAGCAGCCAGCCATATTAAGATGGCGCAGATCATGCAAGAGAAAGCAGCGGGAGGTTCGTCTTTTCATGCTGAGATGGCTACACAATACGAAAAGTCTAGTCAGTATTTGAATGCTGCTGCGCACCACTATAGTAATGGCCACCACGAAGCAGGACGCGCGTCTGAAAAGAAAGCCGAAGCTGCATTCTATGATTCGGTGACTGATGTCGTGGGAGATGGTGGCCCAGGTAGTGGTCCTCAAGGTGGTGTATTACACGCAGAAAAATCTTTTACAAACTACGATGAATTAAAAGACCTGTATGACGCAGTACAGAATGGTACGTTGACTGACGGTGTAACATTGACTGAAGATGAAGATAAAGCTATACGTGCTGTAGTTGGTGGCACTGCGTCGTGGGATATAAACAATGTGTTGCGTGGAGTGAATGAGGCTGGATTTAGTGGAGAACAAGCAGACATTGTAAGTAATCTTGATTCAGCTATGGGTCGTTCATCACTTTCTCAAGATCAGACACTGTTTCGTCAATTCGGTTATGGCTTCGATATGGAAACAGCAGCAAAAGGAAAGGATATACAAAATCAGATTGAGAATATGAAGCCTGGAGATATTTTTACTGACAAAGGTTTCATGTCTACCTCTGCTATTCAACATCGGCCTGACGATATGTTGGTGAAAATACTAGCACCAGCAGGAACAAAAGCATTAGTGGCCAAACACACGTTCAACGAAATGGACGATGAAAAAGAAATCATACTGGATCGTGGCACACGTCTTGAATACTTGGGTAAGAATGACAGAGGCACGCATGTTCTGCGTGTGAAAAGTCAGACGCACGATGGTGGTCCCGGTAGTGGTCCTCACGCTGGAAGCGGTGGTATAGCTTCAGAGTTTGAAAAACACTTTTTAAACAATGAGAAGTTTGATGAACTCATTAGTAAAATCTCAGAAGATAAAACTGTAACCAAGGAAGATGTAAAAGAAATAGCGCAACGTCTTGGTTACAGTACAAGGGGGAACACTAAAGCTGAAATCATTAAGACACTTGTTAAAATGCAGACAGTAGCTGCACGTGGTGAAGCACGTGCAGAAAATATAGCTGCCCACATGAATAAGTGGGGAAATGATGGTGGTCCTGGCAGTGGTCCTCGCAGTAAGGGTAAAGCAGTAGTTTCTAAATCAGATCCTCGTAGTAAGGGTAAAGCAGTAGTTTCTAAATCAGAAGCTAAAGCTATAAAAAACTACACGTTAAATGATTACAGAAAAATTAACAATGAGTTAAGAAATGGCGTGTTAGATAAGAAAACAAGTTTAGCAGTGAAAAGTATTAACTCAGGTTTATCTAAACTGCCACCACATGAAGGAACGGTTTTTCGTACTGCATTTCTTAGTGATAAGATAGCATCACAGTATGAAGTAGGAAAAACCATAGAAGAAAAAGGATTTACAAGTACGAGCAGTGCTGGATTTGATCCTAGTTCAGCTCAAGTGCGTCCAGGTGAAAATATTCGTGTAGAATATCACATTGATAGTTCAGGTGTCGGTAAAGATGTTTCTAAGTTAGCCGAGTTTGAAGACGAAAAAGAAGTTTTATTTGGCTCAGGCACCAGGTTTGACATTACAGGTGTTGAAAATAAAAGTGATACACATCGTATAGTGCGCATGAAGGCACGTTCTGGCGTTGTCAAGGACAGTAGAGATGGTGGTCCCGGCAGTGGCCCTAATCCTGGTAACGGTGGCGATAAAGAAGATCACAAAGGCATTCTGAAAAGTGCCAAAGACTTCTTGACTACTGAAGGTGCCAAGGCAGCGATTAAATTAGCTGCAACAAAGATAGCAGAGAATAAGCACGAAATAGTTGCAAGTGCTGTGCTTGCTGGTGTTGCGCTGATGAAGGCAAACTTGCCGCCTGATGTGTCTGACCAGTTATTTGAAATAGTTACTGAGATGTCTAAGAATGCTGGCGTTAACTTTGGTGTTGCAAGGCAAACGTTGCGCAACACTGTTGATAAGCTGATCACACTGCGACGCACAGCTAAAGACGGTGATATCGTGACTATCTTCGATGCAAAGGATGAGGTGCTAGAAAAGCTATTGCAGTTGCGTGACTTGTTAGATGAATTGGAAGACGACTCAATAGACACGGAAGATGGTGGCCCTGGTAGTGGTCCACATCCTGGTCACGGGAAAGTAAAAGGTGGTAGTGCAGAGCGCGTAGCTATGCGTGCTGAACTAAAAAATGAAAAAGACCCGGCAAAGCGTGCTGAACTTCAGCAAAAGATACTTGCTTCAATGAAGGTTGATCATCTAAAAGCTGTTGCATCTGGTAATCCAGATAAAGCAGCAGCTATGCAATACAAAATAGATCAGTATGCTAGTAAGTATGGATACGAATCACATGAAGCTTCTAAGTTTGCTTCCCTACACATGTCCGAAGAAAATAAACAGAAACTTGGTAGTGCATTAGCTGAACATGCTAAGTCAAGCGGTGAAAAGCTAACGACTACTGCACCAGAAGCAACAGGTGCATCATCAGTTGGTGCACTAGGTAGTCCTACTGAAGGAAGCAAGTTTGGTGGTCATGCACCAGAACAATCTTTACAGGAAAAGGTAGCAGCAGCCAAAGCACTAGCAGCTATTGAAAAGCAACAACAAACTGAAAAGAACGCGGTGACTACTTTAACTAAGGAAGAAAAATCAGCAGTGGCTGACTACACTGGTAGCGCGTATCGTGCCATTAATGCAGGATTGCGAAGTGGTGTACTAGAAGAACACCAGTGGCAGCAAGTAGATAGAATTAATTCTGCTTTAGGAAAACTGCCAGACTACAAAGGTGAAGTCAAAAGACAAGCCATGCTTACTGCAGAACAATTTGGAGCATATCAAGTCGGTAAAATAGTAGAAGAACGTGGATTTACTAGCACATCGACTAAAAAGGATTGGAGTTGGCATGTTACAGGAACTGACTTTATCATAAATAGTAAAACTGGAAAAGATATTGAAAAATTATCATTGCATGGTTCTACTGAAAAGGAAGTTCTATTCCGCAGTGGTACACGCTTTCGCATAACCAAGCGTGAAGGTAAAAAAGTGTACATGGAAGAAGTCGGTGGTCGTACATCTCGTGATTCACTAACACTAGATTCAATAGAAGAGGAGATCATGTCTGATCCTAATGATCCACGCGAACCTGTACCAGATAAGTTTGGTGGTGGTATTGAAGGTGCACCTGGCATGAAACCAGATGGCACACTCAACTTTGTTGAAGAAGACGAACCACCAACTGATCCGGATGAAGACTAGCATCTAATGACCTGTATCCACGACGCATCTACCTATGACCCTACGCGCACAACCGACTTGCGTACGCGCTTGCGCGTGGACATGGACAAGCGTTGGCAGAACCTGAAAAGGTTGACTGTACGTGCCATTATCGACGAGGACATGTTGGGACTATCTAACTCAGCACGTCCTGGTCAAATAGGTACTGATCCGGTAACAGCTTTCCGTGGATGGTTCGCTACAGCCATAAGCCGAGTGGTCCTGCCAGGTGGTGGTGATTGGCTGGTGCCATACGTAGATGAAGCGGCTTCCCGCGGCCTTCAGCGGGCTGCTGGTGCGTTAAATCCTACGGGGGCTTATAACCCTAGGGCCGGCGAAATGGCCCATTCTACGGTCGTGGCTGCGGCCATTGGGGACCTGATCGGTATTGCTGGCGTCGTGGGCCAGCAGGCAGGGCAAGCAGTAGCCAATGGCGTACTGTCCCAGCTACGGCCAAGGCAGATTGCAGCAGCAGTCGGGGACCGTATCGCGCGCGTGGGAGTGGTGCGTTCTCGAGCACTGGTCAACTTCGTAGTCGTGCGTGCATTCAACCGTGCGATGCTCGAACTGTTTCGCACCAATGGCGTCACACACGTAGGTACGATTCCTGAGCGCGCACCTCACCCCCCGGTTACTCGCGACTCAATCTTTTTTGATGCCAAGAAAAAGAAGAAAAAGAAAGTTGAAAACTTAGTAGAAATACTTACTGCTGGAGATGATTTCGTTTGTGAGGAATGTGAAGATCTATCACAGGAAGGACCTTATCCGATAGATGAAGCACAGAATCTGATACCAGCACACCCGAATTGTCGTTGTGCCTTTGTGCCATTCGATGATGATCGTTTTGCAAATGTGAGAGAATAATGAAACAGCACCATAACTATGGTCAGATAATTGAAGAACTTCATATTTTACGAAATAACGCTATTTCGTTAGGATGCACTATTTCAGAGATTCAACAGCACCCAAATCCTGGACAGATCACTGGTCTATTGAATGAAATACGAAACTGTCTTATTGAAAATGGCCAAGAAGTTGGACCTTTAAAAGAGCACCCTTCTATTTATCAAATAAGAGAAATATTGCCAATAGCGACTGTCGCAATGGAAACAGCCATTGAGGAAAGTGAAGAATATGTTGGTCCTCTTGATTTAGTTTCTGGTTCTATTGTGGCGTATGGCCATCGCGCTCTGTCTGCAGCAAAGCGCGGTTCGGCGCTCTACACAATCCGCCGCGATAGCGATGACACAACGCAAGCGTTTTCCAGCGATGCCGTGACGGGTGTTGCGGACGCGACCGCTATTTCCACATTCATTGGTGGTGGTAATGATGGCTTTGTCTCTATCTGGAATGACCAGAGTGGGAACGATAAGCACGCCACGCAGGCGACTACGGCTAAACAACCGATATGGACACCGACAGGTCCGAACGGCAGCAATCCTAGCTTGATATTCACAGGCGGCAGCCCATGCTTTGTGCAGTCTGCATCGGTCACGTTGGCCAATTCCGCATATACGGTTTTTGCAGTTGTAAAGGTTCCAACTGCCGGGTCTGAAATCTGTGGCTTTGGATCGGAGGGCGCGGACGAACAATTTATAGTCGGTGCATTTGGAGACACAGCAGCTGAACGACTATTCGTATTAGCTACAGAAGACAATTGGAATGAAACTAGCATAGGTGGTGAAATAGCTTCAGCTCCTGAACAAAATACATTTTGTGTTTTAGAATTTGCATGGCAACTTGGAACTACTAGTATCAAGCAAGATGGTGTCGAATTGTATACAGATGATACTTACGATAGTGGTTCAGTTGGTTCAATTTCTGGCGCCATGTGTATTGGTCAGGCTACGTCAACTGCTGGTGCAGGATGGGGTGCCGATATAGTTGAATTACTTGTTTATGATACTTTACTTTCAAGTGATAATAAAACACTACTGAGAGAAAATCTTGCAGTATTTTATGGTATCACGATATAAAAGGAAGACGGCTAATGTTTAATTTACTAGCAAGGGGGTGGGCAGTAATAGTTATTTGTTATTGCTTAGGTTCGTTTGTGTTTATGGCTGTGTTGCTCTATTCAATGGCCGCTTCTCATGGCGGTGAAGCTGGTAAACAGTACGCAGAGAATCAAGGTTACACTCCTGAAATAAAGAAATGGTTTAGTGATCAACGGTTACCGGGCAAGGCTCCGTGCTGTTCGACTGCTGATGGTCATGAAGTAAGTGAAGAAATCAGAGATAATGAATATTGGATACGTGGTGGCTTTACACCAGAAGGTCAGGTCGTGTTTCCTGAGTGGACAAAGGTTGATAACAATCTGGTACTGACAGCACCTAATCTTGTTGGCGAACCTGTTGTGTGGTGGGGACAAGGCGAAGAAGGTGGATTTGTTGTCAGGTGTTATTCACCTGGAGCAAAGTTTTGATAAAGAAAACAGAATTATCGGGGTCGTACTTTCGCGCCCTCGGTCCTGGTAGTTCTGGCTCCGAGCAATGGCTGTTGACGGGTTGCCTCCCTAGACTTGGTAAGAGTACATGCTCGGAGCACTAACTAAACAACAGTATGATACTGCATTTGAGTTAGAATGTAAAAATACGTATCCTTATGTAGATCAGTTTGAAAACCAGTGTGGTTGGATACTTGACAAAACAAGAATGGAAAATGCAGCACGTGTGCTCGCATGTCCAGTAAAAGTAAATCCTCCATGTTGGCAGCATGGTCGCATTATTTATTCAATGTTGTGGCGATACTTATCACAGGTTACGTTTCAGAATTTGCTAGTATTGGATGTTGGTACAGCTAAAGGATTTTCAGCGCTGTGTGCGCAGTGGGCGCTTGATGATGCAGGACGTAATGGAAAAGTTATTTCTGTTGATGTCATTCACCCTGTTGCACGTGAAAAAAGAAATACGGTTGCTGAGATCGATGGACTAAAGACACTGTATGAAATAATTGAACCGTGGCCAGAAGCTAAGAAAATAGAATTTTATCAAAGTACTGGTGTTAAGTGGATTAGTGCGAATATAGCAGATCGTATAAATTTTGCGTTTTTGGATGGCAAGCACACACAGGAAATGGTACAGGTTGAACTCCACATGTTGTGGTTGCGCCAATACATAGGTGATATCGTTATTTTGGATGATGTGCAGATACCGGGAGTTGCTGCTGCTATGCGAGCAGCATCCAAGCGATACAGGTTTCGTACAATAACAGCAGTCCCTAAGAAACGTATCTATGCTATTGGAGAACGGTTGCCATGAGGTATACAGCAATAGCCTTGTGTTGTTTGCTGACAGCTTGCGGCAGTGTACCTACTCCGCCGCCTGCACCTACCAGCGGTAATACAAAAGCAAATGGTGAACTGGTAAGCCGACCTTGGGTGTTTCAGTATTCACCTAATGCAGTAGGACCAAATCATATTCAAGGCGCACTGTCGTTTGACTTTCCAAATAAAGATGGGATTCATTACCTTGTAACTGGTGTCAATGGTATGGCTCCAGGTATGTCTTCCATTACTTTAGACTATGAAGTCTTGACTACAGGCAATCCGGTATTTGAATTTCGTACCGCAGCTGATAATACGTGCCCTGCACCACTCGGCAATGTTTCCCTTTATATGCAGCGTAAAGGTGATGACATGAGTGGTACAGGTGCTTACGAGTACTATCGTTTCTGGTCACGACCACTGTTGTCGGAGTTGAAATCTGGAACTGCTACACTAACAGTTCCGTTGAAACCTGATCAATGGATAACTGTGTATGGTAAGCAATACGATCTTTCTGGTGCATTG